CAAATGCCTTTACATTAGAAACACTAACAGATGGTGCTATAATGAATAGTGTAGGTCCAACAGGTTCAAATGGAACATTAGATAGTGGATCTGCAAATAATATAAGATGGGAAATTCAAGCACCTAGTACAGGATCAGGTGTATTTAGTTTAATAATTAGACAAGGTAATGATACAGCAAAAGCTAAATCAATATTAGAAATATTCCCTAACGTATCATTAGATCCAAAACAATCTAACTACATAGCTAGAATTGTTGGTGATCAAACAAAAACATTAAGAGATGCTACATCAAACGATCCTTATTGTCAACCATCTGGATCGTATAGAAATGCTTCAAGATATGTAAGAGTAAAATCAGTAGATTTAAAAACTCCAGATTATTTTGATAATAATGGAACTGCAAAATCAGAATTTACAGCTTCAATTCCACGTGCACAAAGTGGATCAATGCAAAGTGGTACTGGTGATTTAGTAGGTGGTAGAGCAGGTATTAATTATTATGATAAAATTAATGACACAGATTCTCAAGGTATGGGATCTACAGAAATGGGATCAGGAGCTGGTTTATATACAACAGCTTTCAACCTATTAGCTAATAGAGATGATTATAGATATAATATTATAACAGCTCCGGGATTAGTTTATTCAAATGCTAGTCATGCTACTCCATTAAATGCTTTAATCTCAAATACTCAAAATAGAGGAGATGCAATAGTAATAATGGATTTAGAAAATTATGGTTCATCAATAACAGCAACTACAGGAACTGCGGCGTCAGTTGACAATTCATATGTTGCAGCTTATTGGCCATGGTTACAATTAGCAGACCCAGATTCAAGACAGTTAGTATGGTCGGTACCATCAGCGTTAATTCCTGGTGTATACGCGTTTAATGACAAGTCAGCTGAAGCTTGGTTCGCACCCGCTGGAATTAACAGAGGTGGTTTAGGTACAGTAACTCAAGCAGAAAGAAAATTAACTCAAACTAATAGAGATGATTTATATACTGGAAAAGTAAATCCAATAGCTACATTCCCAGGAAGAGGAGTTGTAGTATTTGGACAGAAAACATTACAGTCACAAGCATCAGCTCTAGATAGAGTAAATGTTAGAAGATTGTTAATTGAACTTAAATCTTTCATTTCACAAATTGCTGATAATTTAGTATTTGAACAAAATACAGCAGCAACAAGAAATAATTTCTTAGGACAAGTAAATCCATATTTAGAATCAGTACAACAAAGACAAGGATTATATGCCTTTAAAGTACAAATGGATGCTGCGAACAATGGACCAGATGTAGTTGATAGAAACCAAATGGTAGGTGCAATATATTTACAGCCAACTAAAACAGCTGAATTTATTTACCTAGACTTTAACATTCTACCAACAGGAGCAACGTTCCCGTCATAAAGAATAAAAGATATAATATTTATAATAAAACAAAAATAAAACAATAATAAAATGGCAGTATTAAACCCAAACGAAATATTTTTCACAGCCTTTGAACCAAAAGTTGCTAATAGATTTATTATGTACGTAGATGGAATCCCAGCTTACATCATTAAGGGTGTTAGTGGAATGGGTTTTGCACAAGACGAAATCGTATTAAATCACATCAATACTTATAGAAAAGTAAAAGGAAAATTAAGATGGAATGATTTAACGATGCAATTATTTGATCCAATTACTCCTTCAGGAGCGCAAGCTGTAATGGAGTGGACAAGATTACACCACGAATCAGTAACTGGTAGAGATGGATACAGTGATTTCTATAAAAAAGATTTAACTATTGATGTATTAGGACCAGTAGGTGATGTAGTATCAGAATGGATCATAAAAGGTGCATTTATTAAAGATGCTTCATTTAGTGATATGAATTGGGATGATGATGGAACAGCAAACACTATCGACATGACAATTGGAATGGATTACTGCGTATTAAACTTCTAGTAAAGTAGGCACACATTTTAAAGAATAGCTTGGCTTCGGTCAAGCTTTTTTTTATGTTTAATATGTATACACAACATAAAGTTATAACTAAATAAAAGATATGGAAGAAAATTTTAAATTTCCTACAGAAACTGTAGAATTACCCTCATTAGGATTAATTTATCCTAAAGATAATCCACTTAGTAGTGGAAAAATCGAAATGAAATATATGACCGCTAAGGAAGAAGATATTTTAACTAACCAAAATTACATAAAAGATGGATCAGTATTAGATAAACTAATAAAATCACTAATTGTTAGTAAAGATATTAATTATGATGATTTAATTGTTGGTGATAAAAATGCTGTATTAGTAGCAGCTAGAATATTAGGTTATGGAGCTGATTATACTTTTAAATATGGTGGTCAAGAAGAAACTGTTGATTTATCTACATTAGAAACAACATATTTAAATGAAGATAATTTAAAAGAAAAACATGTAAACAGATTTGAATTCACATGTCCTGCAAGTAAAACAGTTATTGAATTTAAATTACTCGATGGTAATGATGATAAAAAAGTAAAATCAGAAATAAAAGGATTACAAAAAATTAATAAAAATTCTAACCCAGAAATGTCTACACGTTTAAAATACATGATATTATCAGTAGATGGAAAAACAGATAGTAAAGATATTAGAAATTTTGTTGATAATTATTTCTTAGCAAGAGATTCTAGAGCATTAAGAGAATATATCAAATTATTCCAACCGGATATTGATATGACGTTTAACATAGAGAGTAGCGACGGCATAGTAGAGAGTGTAACTCTACCTATGACCGTCACGTTTTTTTGGCCTGACTCTAACCTATAGACAATTATTATTTAAACATATTCATGAAATAGTATATCATGGAAATGGTGGATATGATTGGCATACAGTATTTAATATGCCGATTTGGTTAAGAAAATTTACTTACCAACAAATAGCAGAGTATAAACAAGAGGAAAGTGATGCAATAAAAAAAGCATCTAGTGGTGGGAAAACTGGGAAAAATTTTGATTTAAATAACCCTACTAAACCAGTTCCTAGACGACCCATAACCCCTAATAGTTATATGAAGAGAGCATCTAAAAAATGATGCTCTCCGATATTTATAACAAAATAGTACTGATTTAACCTTACATGAATAAAAAGGAACTTAATGAACAGAAACAGCAATTAGCCTTTATTAAAGGCAATCTTGCTGAAATAGATAAACTCTATAAGAGATTAGGGGAACAAAATCCTTTTGAGGGTATGGATACTAAAGACTTTTTAGATCCTAATAAATTTAAAGAATTATCTGAATATCTTAATGACGCTAAAAAAGAAGCTGATGGTTTATTTGGTGCAATGGATAGGGTTAAAGAAGAAGTTGATGAAATCTTTGGTGGTTTAAATGCTATTACTGACGAAATAACTAAAGGAAAGCAAGGATTTGCTTTAACTAAAAAAACAGTAAAATCTTTAACAGGTATAATGGGTGATGTTAAAGACATTACAGATGGTATTGTTGAAGGAAATTCTGAAGATTTAGAAAAATTATTATTAAAAGCTCAAGTTGAAGGAAAGAATCTTGGAACAGCCCAAGAACTTTTACAATCTAAAGTAGATCAAGGTACAGCAACTGCTCAAGAAATTATTGCTCTTGAAAATGTAAAGGGTATATTAGGTGATCAAGAAGGGTTATACCAAAGAATTCTTGACTCTATAGACAAAGTAAAAAAACAGGAAGATGAACTTGCAGATAAAATGGGTAATGTTGGTGTTGCTGTTAAAGCTGTAGGAGGAGCTTTAGATAAAATAGGAATGGGGGCCCTAGGTAAAGCTATGGGTCTTGATGATGCTTTGAAAAAAACTAAAGAGCAAGTTAAAGCAGGAAAAGCTGGAACTAGTCAACTTAGTACTCAAGCTGCATTAGCTAAAAATGTAGGTGCAAATCTTACAAAAGCTTTTGGTGGAGTAGCTCTTTTTGTAGCAGCATTAGGTCAATTAGTAAAAGCCTTTAAAGCAGTTGATAAATCATCTGGAGAAATAGCTAAATCTCAAGGAATTTCAGTTACAGAAGCAAAAGAACAAGTAGCTTTAGCTAATCAACAAGCATTAGCTAGTGGTGATGTATTAGTTAACACACAAGATCTTGTAGATGCTCAACGAACGTTGAATGCTGCAATGGGTACAAGTATACAGTTCCCTGCTCAGATGGCTCTTGATATTAACACAATGGCAGAAAAAATGGGTCTAACAGGTGAAGCCCAAGCTTTTTTTGCTAAACAACAATTAAAAGGTAGTGGTACTATAAAAGAACAACTTCAGGGTATTGGTGAAATTACGATGCAGTTAAATGAGCAGAGTGGTGTAACCATGAATCTTAAAGATATTCAAGAAGGGATAGGAAAAGCAACAGCAACACAACGATTAGCTGCAGCTGGAAATACTAAAGAATTAGCAAATCAAGTTTATCAATCTAAATTATTAGGTTTAGAAGCAGCAGACTTAGAAGGAGTACAAAATAGTTTATTAGATTTTGAACAATCTATAGCAGCTGAAATGGAAGCTGAATTAATGACCGGTAAACAATTAAACTTAGAAGGTGCTAGAGCAGCAGCATTAAAAGGAGATCAAGCAGCATTAGCAGCTGAAATGAGAAAAGAAATAGGAACTATTGCTGAATTTGAAGGAATGAATGTTCTCCAAAGAGAAGCTTTAGCTAAAGCATTTGGTGTAAATGTAGAACAAATGACTAAGATGCTAGAGCAACAAAAAATATTAGGACAACTCCAAGGATCTGATTATGAATCTCAATCTGCAGCACAAAAAGCTTACAACGCTTTAGTTGGTGAAGGAATGAGTCATGAACAAGCACTTCAAAAAATGAAGTTAAGTGGTATTGATGATGCTTTTGCAGCTCAATTAAAATCAGCTTCTCAAGCAGATAGAATGAATGCTTTAACTGAAAGATTATCTGATTTATTTATAGGAATAGCAGAACCTCTTATGACCGTATTAGATCCATTATTAGTAGTTTTAACTGAAATTGTAAATCTTGTTAGTTATGTATTAGCACCAGCATTTAAAGCAATAAAAGATACAGTAACTGGAATACAAGCTATATTTTCAGGTAATGTGGAAAGTTTAAATAAGATGCAAATGATTTTAGGATCAATAGCAACTGTAGCAGGTACGTTTTTTGCTACCTTTAAGGGTATTAAGGCTGTTCAAGCAGGTATTTTAGCTTTAAAAACAGCATCTAATGAAAAAGAAAAACAAGGAATTATGCTTACTCTAAGAAAAAAAGCAATAGGTTTTGGGGACGCAGCACAAAGTGTTATAGGAAATGCTTGGAAATCATTAGGTACTATTCCTGTTATTGGTGCTGGTTTAGCAGCAGCAGCTGCTGTAGCAGGAATTTTATTCTTAAATCAAAAAGCTAAAAAGAAATCAGCAGGTGATGTTAGTATTGATCCAAGAGGAGGACCAATTGTTTCTTCTCCACAAGAAGGTACTATATTTCAAGGTACTAGAAATGATGGTGTATCAATGGGACCTGGAGAGGGGTTAACTGCACGTTCTAGAGCTGGTGGAGGTTCAATGGAAGAAACAAACACATTATTAAGACAACTTATAGCAGCAGTAAATAGTGGAGGAGATGTATTCTTAGATGGAAATAAAGTAGGACAATCACTAGCATTATCAACATCTAATATGGGGAACTAAAAAAATTAATATTTATAATAAATTAACTTAAAACAATAAAATCATGGCAGAATCAATTTTAAACATGTTTGACGCAAACGGTTCACCTCTAGCAGTACCAGTATCTCCAGCAGATGGTGTTACTCCAGATTCAGTTAGTATTCAGGGTAATTCATTACTTCACAACCAGTATTCAAATATTGGTGATCCTAACTTAACAGAACCAGCTTATAATAATATAGGAAGAGCAGCTACAGGTTACTCATTACCTTCAATATCACAAGCAGGTCAAGCAGCAAACACATACCAAGGAGAAACAAATAGGTATAAAAATAATGCTCCAGAAAATAGATCATTTTAAATAAAGCTAAATGCCTTTAATAACCTCTACTACAAACTTAAATAAATTAAAGTTTGGGAGTGATAATTCTGGTGATAGGTTTGCTAGTGGATTTAGTAATCAACCCTACATTAGAAAAGATATCCCAGGCGTTGATGTGGATAATCCTAACCCAACACCTATTGCTCAGTTAGATAGTAGTGGTCAACCTATATATGGTGATTTACCTCCTTCAAGTTTAGATATATTATTTAGAGGTGGTCTTAATGCTCCTAGAGATGCAGTTACTGATGTAAGTAGATTATCAAAAATGTTTTTTGATACTAGATCTCCTAATGGTTTAATCTTTACAGCCAATCAACAACTTTTATCGCGTACATCAGTAATGACTGAAGCTACATATGGTGCAGGTTATGGTAGAAATACACCACCTGACTTTATAAAAGGAGAAGGTGGAGGAGCTTTAGCAAGTGGTGTTTATTTACCTACAAGTACATTAGCTCAAGCTGGTGTTGGATTTACAGGAACACATTTAAATTTAATGGGATTAGATCCTTCTTCACCTATGACAGGTGTAGCAGAAGGAACTGGTTTATCTGGTTTATTAGGAATTGATGCAGTAATAGGTTTAAGAACCTACTCATCAGAAATGAGCCGAAAAATCCAAGAATCTTTAGTTGATGTAGATCCAGAAACAGATGGTACACAAATAGACCCAAATAAACTCCAAAATAGATTAGTTAGTATTTACAATGAAAGACAACAAAAAAGTACAGAAGGTGATACTATAATTTCATATCAAGGAGGACCTGGATCAGTTTTAGGTATAGGTAGTACTAATATTAGATTTGCAGGAGGTAATGCAGGTGGAAATACAAGAACAGGAATTAATAATTCTTTATCATCAACAAATAAGGGGTATTTTACTGGTAAAGGTAAAGGATATAATTTTAAATATTTAACTACTATAGATCCAAATGCACAAAAAGTTGATAATAAAATAGTATCTGCATATGGATCTACCCCTCAATTAAAAGAGGGTGCTACTTCAGAGGATGATTTAGTTCAAACTTTAACAAGTAAATTAGGATTAAGTATTGCATCAAAAGTAGCTAGTGCTACAGGTGGAGATGGAGCAAATGGATTTGCTGAGGTAAATGGTGCAGAAGTATTTCTTATGAATCAAATGGCTGCTACTTACACTTTAGATGGATCTTTCCCTGAGGGTAATGGAAATGACGCAAGAGCAAAATATACTCCATCAAGTAGTCCTTATGCTCTTGTAATGGATAAGGCACAATTAGATGGAGCACAACCGGAATTTAATGATATACCAGGTAGTAGTATTATAGGACCAGCTTTTAATCAAACAATATATGAAGGTTCTGAAATTATTAAAAATAATAATTCATCTAATATTTTATCAATTTCACCA